AACCTTTAATCACTTCTTCTTGTTTAGTAAGAATCATTTGCATAGTGGCTAATTGTTCTTGCTTACCACCAGTACCTAATCCAACATTAACAGTTACATTATATTCAGTAGACCATTCTCTTGGATCCATAGGTACAAATTTATTATTTACTTTAATAATTCTTTCTTTGTTTTGATACTTACAAATAAGTTGTAATATACCTTTAAATAAACTTGTAACTCCTGTATCAGCAAAGATACGAGATATTAATTCTAATTTACCTTGTGAAGCAGATGTCATTGCAGATACTGCTGTAGCAGTTACATTAGAAAGTATGTCAGGATTTAATCCTTGTTGTGCATCACTCACACCTGTTCTTTTAGCTTGTATACTATCTAAATATTCCAACATAGGAAATGATTGTCCAGCACTAGATTGTACTGTTAATGGCACTAAAGCATTAGGGTTCTTAATTCTAACTACACCACCTGCTGTAGATGTTAATAAATCATCAAGATTAACTTGTCCTTCAACTGCACCTACACGATAGTTATTAGTAAGATATAAGTTATCTAGCATTTGTCTAGTAACTGTAGATTTAATTAATTGTAGATCAGTAGCTCTATCAGCTAATGATTGACCAAAGAATTTATGAGGGATAGGAATTGGGCAAACACTATGGAATGGAATATAATCACATTCCTCTTGCATTAATATTTTATTGTCTGCATAACAAACTCTGTGTAACTCGGCTATACCATCTTTATCCAAATCTGTTCTAACATAACATTCATAATACTCAACTAATTCCATAGACTCATCTTCAGAATTGTTAGTATTAAATGGTTCTTCACCTGCTCCATATCTTGCTACTCTTTCTGGAGTAAAATCTAATAAATCTCCAGTAGATAATGTTTCCACTACATCTTTATCATAACCCATAGCAATTAAATCACTACGAGTAACTAAACTTCTTTGTGCTACAAACGAAGCATCCTCAATTGTTGTTGCTCTTTTATCTATTAAAAATTCTTCTGGTGCAACATTTTCTACTTTTACTTTAGAGAAATCTTTAGTACGCTTGCATTTAATATTATAATAAATATTAACAATGGGTGGTACTTCCATCATCATAGACATACCCATTTCATCCATAACAGGTTGTCCTGTTTGTGGATCTATCATTGGTTGTGGTTCTTGCTCTATAACTTCTTCTACTTCTTCTTGTTCTACTACTTCTACTTCTTCGTCTTGCATTATCATTGCAAGCTCATCTTCTGTTAGGTGTTCATATTTCTCTTTTGTTGTATTTTTTTTATCATCCCAATATGCTTTTACTACTCCAACTTTTTGTAGCAAACCATCCTTAAACCAATCGTGCATTATTTCAAAACCATTATTATCTTTATAGAAAATATGATTTACATACGCTGTAATTTGTTCTGCTAAAGCACCATCACCTTCATTAACTGGTTCAAACTCTACTGATTTTGCTGATGAAGTAAATACTTTAATTACTTGAGGTAATGCACCATCTACTACTTCTGCGACTTCTCCAGTTACAATTTGTGAACGACCTTCTACTTCATTACCATAAGGTTCTCTTAAATAGTATTCAAGAGCTACTTGTCTTTGCAAACTTGTTTCAGTTTGAATAAAACCTAATGAGTCATCAATATAAGAACCGATTACATTAACCAACTCCCTGCTATCATCAGAATTTACCTTCATTGCTTTTTTATCGTATGCCATTTATACTATCCATTTGGTGTTGATCTCTAGTGGTTTACTCCATGCTTCCATAGGCGACTCATCTAATCCTACTGCTAAATAACGAAAAGCATCACTTGCGTGAGATGCCCAATCGTGAAATGGTCTATCATGAAATACATTTCTTTTTTCATCAAACACCCTACGATAGTTACGCAAAGCATCTAATCCCTGTTTTGTTTTATCTTTATCGAACCAGCAACGAGGTAATATCTTACGAGCTGAAGCTATACCATCCATTATGGTTAGTTTACTAGCAATGGTAATATTTAACCCAGCTTCCTCTAATATTTCCTTTCTTGATTTTCCTGTGCCTAATTCTCTTACAGCAACATCATGAGGTAAAATGTGTGTTGCGTACATATAGTCATGTTCTCGTAGCCAATTAACATAGTAATCAAGACCTACACCATGATTTTCTGTAAAATCTATAAGTCTTATTTCTTTGTTTACTAGCTGTGCTACCCATATACTGGTACTATCTGAAATTCCTAAATCCCATCCTGTGTATGTTCTTGCTAATTCATCTTTAGGAATATCTATGATCTGTTTTCTTCCATCTAAATCATTAATAATAGATGAGTAATAAGCTCCCTCTACTGGAGCATTAAAGCTACATTGAAATTCTTGTTGGTATTTATCCTCACCCATTTCTGCTTTAGCAGCGAGTAGTTCATCTTTATCAAGAATATTTGTATCTGATGCTTTAAATTCTAATAGTTCCCAACCTTCTTTTCTATAACCTCTATCTCTTAAATCTTTAAAGTGGTTTTGTCCTTTGGGCGTACCCATAGAAACACAATATCCAATTCTATCTGCTAGAGCAGGTCTAATAATTTCTGTAAATAATGTAGGGTTTATATTTCCTACTTCATCTAAAACACATCCGTCTAAATAAATTCCACGCAGACTATCAGGATTATCTGCACCATATAGAGATACTCTACGACCCATAAAGTCTACACGAAGTTCAGCTATATTAGCCTTACCACCTAATGGTCTGGTGTATTCTAATAAATAATCCCAAGCTATTCTTTTAGATTGGTTATATGTTGGTGCTATATAAGCAAATCTAGGGTTAGGCTTATCACATTGTAATGCACTATGTATAAGTTGATTGATAGCACATACAGTTTTACCCATACGCCTATGTGCAACTACAACTACAAACCTATTCTCTTTAACAAGTTCGTGTATTTCTTTTTGTGGTATTCTGGCTTTATAGCCTGTTGATACTTCTTTTTTCATAATATGTAACTCTCGGTATGTAATCATGATAGAACATATGATTATAAAGAGGTCGTTACCCTATATTAATTTAATTAAACACAATCACCAAGTGCTTCAAACCATCTGCGTAAATCTTCTTGCTGTTCTTCTTTGGTTTTTTGTACATCTTCTTTTTTAGGTTCAGGTTCATCAGTCATTAATAGGCTCACATTTCTGTATTCGTAAACATCCTAGATCAATTATAAAATATTTATATTTTACTATAGATGAATTAGGAAGGGTTTTATAATCTTCGTACCACTCCACTCCAAAATGACATCCTAAAAATAAATGACATGACCACATATTAATATCCTCTCAATTCGTTCATTCTTTCGTTATAACCTTCTGGAGAATTATTGTACTCCATATCAAGTAACATTTGTCTATGTTCTTCATTAGTAGGTTCAGTAGGTCCAGGTGCGTCTGCATAAGGATCTATATATTGATTACCTGAATCTATCAATCTATTATCTATTTCTTGATTAGGGTTAGCATTAGAATTGTCTGCTAGCATCATATCGTATGATGGCATATCATTAACTTGTGGTTGCATAACAGCATTACCTTCTGGGCGAAAATTACCTAGCAATCCTATCATTTCTTGTAAGTCTGGTAATTCAATAACTGTTTTATTTTCTTTTGGTGCTAATGTTTTAGCTGCATTAAATGCTAACTCGTGCATTAGTTGTGATATTGGCATTGGTGATTCATTCATATTATATACTCTTTTTGTTAAAATAAAGTCCTAAAAATTATCCTGCAAAAAATTTGGAAATGGCATTTTTTAATCTATTCCTGTAATTACTTTGATATTAATGGGTGCACCCCCCTCGCCTGTTAATTCTGTTGTATTCTTTTCACTCCATTGCGCTCTAGTCTTTAACCAGAAGATCATAGAAGATGTATCACCTTGTTTAGCTTTCTCATATAATGTGCCTGCGACTGCTGCGTTAGCTTCTATTCTACCTTTCTCTAACTCATTCTTATAATGCTTTTTAAGTGTGTCATTTGACATTCCCATGACTAATGCAATATCTTCATACCTAGTACCTACTATAGATAAATTATAAACTTCCGCACGGGTATCCGCTGTCACAACGCATGGGGGCCTTCCCACCTTTTTACGCCCGGGAATAACTTTCGCATGAGTTTCATTATCTTTGATTAAGCTTTTATTCAGATCAGCTTTGATATTGATTGGACCACTATCTATTATATTGGGTTCTTTATCATTCATTATTTATTCAGGCTTTATTCCATTTAGTTATAAGATCAATCATTATATATCATTATTGGTTATATATGTTTTAATACTTGCACAATCGAACCATGCGCTATTTAGTCATTATCTAATGCTATCCTATCAAGTAGGTTAAAAAGTCTTTACATGGTGTGATTATGTGAGTTGTTTTTTTGCAACTCTACACAAAATTATGCAATATATTATTAAATAATACTATGTTAATGTATCTTTACATGCTAAAATACAAGCATGGTTGATAGTATTTTATGCTTTATAACTACTAAAAATATCTCAACCATTGTTTTTAAAGGGATCTTGCAGCATCAAGCTTGATCTAATTTAACATTAATAAGGGGTTAAAAATGAAACTTAATAACCATAAATACAAAAAGAATTATAAGAATTATATTTTAAATTCTATTAATTCTGAAGGCCACGATATAAAAACCAATTCAGATCAAGATAAAATTAACTTTTTTATAGATACATTTAAAAAAGAATATGATTTTATGATTGATAGAGTAGGAATTTATAGAGCCTTACCTGAATATCTAGCAGGTTTACCCTCTACAATAACATTACCAATATATTATAAAGATATTTTACAACTTTCTATTGATATGGGTTCTGTTAATTCTGAATTATCGGAAAAACAAGAAGATAATATTATCAATAATTATTATAATTTTATGTCTAATATGATTTTATCAATTCATAAAACTTTAAATAAATAAGGGGTATAAAATGAAAGCTATCACAATTTTAATATTCACGCTTTTAATTTCATTAGCGGTATTATTTATGCTAATGGAATTTTATTTTTTATCCATGCTATTTAGTGGTATGGGTATTTTACAAGTATTTTATCTTGAGTTTAATAAATAATGTTAACTAATAGCAGTTTTTAAAAAGACTGCTATTGGATTATCATTTGATAATCAATTAAAAGGGGTATAAATTATGCAAGATCAAATTAAAACTGTTATAAAATTCGGTGGTTTTTATAATTCAATACACTCATCAATCATTGATAACGATATAGACTTATATATTGAATATATGAATGATGAGAATGATACAGAATTAGAAGAATATGATTATAATTTTAATTATTCTGATATGTATAATCAATATTTAAAACAATATATATCTGATTATATAGATTTTATAGAATTAGAATATAATTTAAACATTAAAATAAATGATATTAGTTTATATTCACCTAAAGAATATAATTTTAAAACAGATGAGATAGATTGCTTTATCTCAAAATCAGATGAGATTAAACTAATAAAATATTTTAAAAAAGATAATGATTTTTTAGAATATCTCAAAGATCATACAAAATCTTATGATGGTTTTTGTTCTCATTATACTTATGAAACTGCTTTAAATAATAAAGATGATATTTTAACTTTATATATCTTTGAATATATAGCAAATAAATATCAAAAATCTGATAGGTTTAATATAGATATTCATGTAGATATTAATGAGAATACACCTGAATTGATAACATAATACATTTTTAAAACTAATCAAGCCCTTTAATTAGGGCTTTTTTTTGGCATAGGAATACATATAACCTCGTATTATATCAAAAAAATGAGTTAAAATCTAGTCTTATATACAAAAAAGGCTATAAAGAGCATTTTTAAGCCCATAGTGTAAAGCAATATTAACTTAATACTAGCATATCAAAACATTTTTTAAAGGCCATAGGGGTTAATTGCAACAGAATTTTTTAAAATTGGATCTAATAATATAATAAAAACTATGATCTTATGAAAATAAGATATAGATATTGGCTTTTAAAAAGGTAAAATTCTTATTATTTAATAAAGATAAAATAACATTTATAACACTAGTGATAACATTTATTTAATAAAGATAAAGATTAACAGTTGATGTGTAAAGAATTATGGATTTTACGCTATAAATCCTACTTGGTCAATGTAATTTTAATTAACAAATTAAATACCAATTATTATAAAAAGAGTATATACTAATATTGTAAGTTTGATTAACAATATATAAGAGGTTAAAAATGATTAAAACAATACAAGATTTAAAAAGAGTTAATAATGGCTCTATAAATGCAATATCAAGTTATTTTTCTAAAGAAAATAAGAAGTTTTTTAATGATATTGAATATAAAGTTTTACAAGCTAAAAAAAGTAAAATTATGTATTTAGTAACACTAACAACTAAATTTTCTGATATGTTTGGCGGTATAAAAAAAGCTTCTTATGTTATAAAACCAATATCAGAAAATGGAACTATATTAATGAAAGCATTAAATTTTAATACATTAGAAGATGTTAAAAACTATTTAAAAGGAATTTAAACATGAAAAAAACAATAACAGATAATGAAATATTATTTGATCTTGAATTTAGGGGGGTAGATAACTTTATTTCAGAAATGCAAGAGGGGTTTTTTGTGCCTTTATGTTTTGTGTCAAGAATTAAAAAAATCATATCAAAACATTATGGCATTACATTAAAAGAAAATAATAGGACTATAGAAAAAGTTAAGGGTTGTTTTTGTTCAATGAATTTTAACGATTTTAAAATTGAATTAAAAGGGGAATTTGAATTAAAAGGGGAATTATTATGAGTAAGATTATTTTTAGTTATGGCAATAAAACTATAGAAAAAGATATGAATGACATTAAGACTGAAAAAGATGTTAAAAATGCTTTTCTAGGGTTAGTTAAAAAAGATAAAAAACTTAAAAAAGAAAAGAAATAATTATGATTGATTTTATTATATTTGGAATTGTTGATAATGGTGTAATGATATTGGGTGCATTTACAGGGTATGAGGTTGAGAAGTTTTTACCTGAACGCTTTAAATTAGGCGCATTAATGCCTATCGTAGGCGCAGGTATCGGCAATGCAACCTCTGACTTTCTAGGTGGCCTTGCATCATTGAATATGCCATTAGCAATTGGTAGTGGGTTAGGGTGTTTGATCGGACTTGCCTTAATACCATTGTTTAATAAGAAGTTTAATGTAAGGAGGGGAGCGTAATGAGTAAAAAAGAAAAGGAAGTTAATAGAGAAGATTTAAAAGATGTAACATTTTTTGTCAATCAATCTAAAGCATTAGGCATGACTATTGACGAGATTAAAACAATAATAAGTACAACAGAACAAAAACAATATCTTTGGCTTGTTGACTTTATATATTATGGGGGGGAATAAAAAATGACTATTAATTTATTAGTAAAAATATATTGTGATAAAGGATTTACAGAAAGTGCAGATGCAGAATTATTTAATCCTAATCACTCTGAAGATAAGAAAGATTGGTTACGAAGATTTATAGAAGTATGGGATAGAATGGAAGAAAAAGAATATAAAAAGGAGGTAACATCATGAGTAAAAAGTACCTAATAACATTTGACAATGTGTATGTATCTACTACAAACATTATTGTTGAAGCTAAAAATGAAGATGAAGCATATGAAAAGTATGAGAATGGTCAGTATATAAAGAGAACAGACACAAAACCTGAACATGAAACAACAGGAGAACCACATCTTGAAGAATATAAGGAGGTAACATCATGAGTGAGAAATTAGTTAAATGGTCATATCATAAACACAGACACAATAACGATTATTATTTAGTGGATTGTCAATTAGGTAAAATAATGGCAAAAGTTATTACTGAACCATTGGCTGGTTATGAACATGATGAATTTTCAACTATATATGTTTGGGATAATGATATTAATTCTTTTAAAAATATCGGAACATATATTAATCAAGATACTTATTTATTTACAGATTGTGGATTAAAAAAAGATCATAATTTGTATCAAAGAGAAATATCAGTTGATAGCGTTCCTGAAATGGTTATATGGGAATATTTTAATATTAGAGAAGGTGAAGTTAATTGTTGTTTATAAAAATTAAAAGGAGAAATAATTATGGATATATATGAAGCATTTGGAGGTAAGAAAATGGCTAAAATTAAATGGGCGAAAGATGATAACGCTATATATTTTACACCGCTTGATCTAAAAGTAACATTAAAAAGAAGTGAAAATTATTTTTTATGTTCTTGGGATAATTTTAAAATCATTCAAGTGCATACTAAAGAAACATTAAAAAATGAGTTCGCAGCGTTATTTGAAAATGATTTAGATAACGCCTGGTATTTTGATCGAGAATGTTTTTTGCTAGAGGATTTAATTGATTATTTAATCGAAACAGTATGTTTTGATAGGGTAACTAATGAAAATATGTCTATTCAACTTATAAAAGAGGGGGAAAAGTAATTATGAAAAATGAAACTTGGTTAGAAGAAACAAAACGAAAAGGCCACAATAACAGAATTTTGGGTTTTGTGATCGGTGTTTTATTCACATTAAGTTCAATAATAATATGGGAGATTTTATAATGGATATGGACAAATGGGAAACAACAGGGTGGGTTTATAACAAGGCCTTAAATGAAGTAGAAGTGCCAATTATAGTTTTTTATTTTATAGAAAATGACGATCAAAGCTACCCAGTAATTGAGGAAATAGGTTCTTATGAAGATGAAGATGGGTATACACAAGACTATCTGTTATCAGATATGGAAGTAGAAAGAGCTTATGAAAGGATTTATGAAGCAATGCAAGAAGCACCAATTTATGATGAATATGGGTGATCGTTATGAATAAAATGGATAAAGAAATGCTACCTAAATATTTTAAAGAATATAAAAAATTAGGGGGTA